AAAGTTAGCAGAATGAACTGTTCAAGTCTAGTAACTCTGTGTATAACTTCTAGCCAACGCTCTGCACAAACCGCTTCGTGTTTTTCTATTTTAGCGTTCACTTCAGCTATGGTAAGTCTAGTCATGCCGCTTCCTCTACTTCCCAACAATTAAGATTTGAAGCCACGGTTCGTCTTTCCCCCTCGCCTCTAAATGGATAAACCATGTGAGAAAGCCAGGATGGAAAAATGTATAACTTTCCAACTTCAGGCTGTACTTCAAAACTTTGTGGCGGTCTCAATCGCTCTACATTCATTATTTCATTACGGCCATAGTTAAATGCTAAATACCCATCACACGCACCAGATGCTTCGTATTTATTATATAAAGGACTTCCAGCAGCAGGTTGGTCCAATATCTGTTGTGGTACTTTAGTCCAACAAGTCGTTGATATGCCCATAATCGTTTTAGTGCCGTGATCGTGTATAGGGTTGTAATCACCAGCATAACTATGCACCGACCACGTTTCGTCTATAGAAACCTGCCTATTTTTAGGTAAAGATTGTCCTGTACTTTTCATAAAATGATTAATGTATTGAGCACCTAACAAAGTTACAAACTTAGAATACTGTCTAACCTTCTCATGCTCTGGGTCCATGTTCAGTTGCTCACCATGAGCAATCTGTCCTACCAATGAATGAGCCAATGATTCTTTATCTGCTTGTTCTCTAAGATCGTCAAGATAAGTATTTAAGTCCTCAACCATGCCGTCTGGCATACGAGTCTCTAATACGAATACCGCAGGCATTGTCCAGATATTAACATCAATATCTGCTCCCTCTACAGGTACCGCCTCTTTGTCAGCCATGCTTAACTAGATGGTACTGAAAAGTCGTTGTCTGGTACTGGATTGCTAGGCGGATTCGTAATTACTGAATCTACTTGACTTGCAAACACTGTATCCCAATGTGAAGTCGGACACATTGCGGTCAAAGCTGCCAGGTTAAACGAACTTTTTGCTGCTTTGGTAAAATCACCATCGGCTGCTACAGCTTGATGACTGAATACAGACTTGTAATAAGTTGCATCGCCTTCGCTGTCGTTTTCATAAGTCATTTCTAAATCCCATTTTTCTACTTTACTAGACTTAACATGGGGAATAGATTTCGTTAGCTTTTTAGTTACTGCCATTTTTTATTCCTCTTTATTGGATTTTAATTTCTCAACTTCTGCTGAGAGTTCTTTTACTGCATTTACCAAGTACCAAGTCATACTGTCTGTATCTACTTGTTTAACACCTGTAGATTCGGTCTTAATAATTTCAGGTAAAAATTCTTCTATTTCTTGAGCAATCGTACCTATTTGTAGTCCTTCTTTTTCTACTACTACTGCTTTTGGATTATCGAAGTCTACTATTTCATCTAATGTTCTGTATTCAAAGTTTCTGACTCTGATTTGATTAATAATTTCAAGACCTTGATTATTGTTTACAATATTCTTTTTAATTCTTTTGTCAGAAGTTTGGTTCCATGTTGTTGAATTTGCAATATTGTAAACAGAGCCACTTGATGGAGCAGCAAAAAATGAATTAGAGCCTCTACCTGTTATACTATTTCCAATAACAATTTCGTGTTCGACAGAACCACTACTTGCGTCTGATTCCCTACCTATATAAATATTATTTGAACCCGTTGTTAATGAATCTCCAGCATCAGTTCCAACGGCACAATTATTTGCTCCTGTGGTAGTTGCTATCAAAGCACTTTTACCCACTGCTGTGTTGTTACTTGCTGTGGTATTAGCACTTAATGCACCATAACCTACGGCAGTGTTATAACTTCCTGTTGTACTTGCATCCAGTGCAGCAGAGCCTACCGCAACACTTCTTTCCCCTGTTGTGTTTACTGTTAAAGCAGAAGGACCAATAGCTACGTTATCTCCAGCAGTGGTGTTGTCAGCCAGTGCTTTATACCCTACCGCAACATTGTCTGCTCCTGTAGTGTTGTCTTGCATCGCTTCACGACCAACAGCAGTGTTGTTACTAGAGGTTGTGCTTTTAAGAAGTGCAGACCTTCCAACTGCTGTGTTTGAGCTTCCTGTGGTATTCCAATACAATGCACCATCTCCAAGAGCTGTGTTGCTATTACCAGTGGTAGTGCTATACATAGCTTTATGACCAAACGCTGTAGAGTTAGTGCCTGTTGTATTGGCTTGCATTGCTTGGTGTCCTACTGCGGTAAGCGCATCACTTACTGTACTTGCTGTTAAAGCACCATACCCAATAGCAACAGAATTAGAAGTGGTTGTCATTGCATCACCAGCAGTATCACCAATATGAATGTGATTGCTTCCTGTGGTTAGTGCGCCACCAGCATTTCTACCTAATAAAGTATTTGATGCACCTGTGGTTACAGCATCGCCAGCACCAGAACCTATTGCGGTGTTATCTGCTGCTGTGGTGTTTGCAAACAGTGCTTTATGTCCCACTGCCGTATTATGCGACCCAGTGGTGTTAAAATCCATGGCTTCCACTCCAATAGCAGTATTATAATTTCCAGTCGTATTTGTGTCTAAGGCTTCCATACCCACAGCTACATTTTCTGTTCCTGTGGTGTTTGCCTTCATAGCGTCCATACCAACTGCGGTGTTGTTTGAAGCTGTCGTATTTGCTAATAGAGCAGACTCACCCACAGCCGTATTTGAAGCACCTGTGGTATTTGTTTCCATTGAATCAGCGCCGATTGATACGTTATGGTAGCCTGTTGTGTTATTTGCTAAAGAGTTTTTACCCATAGCAGTGTTGGCATAACCAGTTGTATTGTCCGTTAAAGACTGATGTCCTACACCAGTGTTATTGCTTGCAGTTGTATTGGCATCTAAAGCGTAAGTGCCCACCGCAACATTACTAGCGCCTGTGGTGTTTACCCCTAACGCTCCAAAACCTGTTGCTACGTTATTGTCGCCTGTGGTGTTTGCATCTAAAGAGTAAGCGCCCACAGCAGTGTTCACAGAACCAGTGGTGTTTGATAGCATTGATTCATAACCAACTGCTGTATTACTTGAAGCAGTTGTGTTTGCCTGTAATGCACCTTTACCAAGTCCCACCAGAGCTGTTCCATCGGTGTTTGCTGAAACAGAGTTGTAACCAACAGCTACGTTGTTAGACCCTGTAGTATTGGCATCAAGAGCATTACGACCCACTGCCGTATTGTTTGCTCCAGTCGTATTGGCGTTCATTGAGTTTCGACCAATAGAAGTGTTTCCATCAGCTGTTGTATTATTAGCTAATGATTCTTCTCCCACTGCCGTATTGTGTATGCCTGTCGTGTTGTCAAGTAATGCACTTGAACCCACAGCCACATTAGTTGCGCCTGTAGTGTTTGCTCCTAGAGCGTCTTTACCCACTGCAACATTATTTGAAGCCGTTGTACTGGCATCTAGAGCATTAGCTCCAACGGCAGTATTTGAGGCTCCTGTGGTGTTTGCTGTTCCAGCGACATAACCAACAAAAACATTATTAGCTCCTGTAGTAGTTGCTGCTCCAGCGCTTCCACCAACGGCTGTGTTATATGATGATGTAGTCGCTGACTCTAAGGCTTGTTTACCAAGTGCTGTGTTTTGTTCTCCAGTTGTATTTGCTTGGAAAGAATTAGCACCTATGGCAGTATTTGAAGCACCTGTTGTTAATGCTGTTCCCGAAACATCTCCTATAAGCGTGTTATTAGAACCAGTGGTGATCGCTGTACCAGCTCTGTCTCCAACAGCCACGTTGTCTGTTCCAGACGTATTGGCTTGTAGTGCTGAAGTCCCTACAGCTACGTTATTGCTGGCTGTAGTCGCTACTAATAAAGCACTTGAGCCAATAGCAATATTCTCATTGCCAGTGGTTATTGCCCCACCAGCGTTGTCTCCAACTGCCGTGTTGTCCGATCCAGTAGTCACTGCATCAAGGGCAGAATCACCTACGGCTACGTTATCCGTTCCTGTCGTAATTGCTGTACCGAGTGAGCCAGAACCCAGTCCGACATTGCCTGTACCGCCTGTCATATCCAGTACATCGGTTACAGCAGCGCCTGCTCCAGCACCATCGGTAACAACCATCTTGATTCCGCCATTCGGAATCACTACATTTGCGCCTGTGCCTTGAGATATGGTTACTTGATAACCTGCGTTGTTTTGAATTACCCAAGTCTTACTGACTGTGTTGGGTGCGAGAGTTACTGTATTGGTTGCGGTGATTGATCCTGTCAGCGTTAAAGCAAAAGCCCTAGCTGCATCGGCAGTACCATCTGCCATTGTAATTGTGTGCGAAGTTCCTGTAATAGCCTCTGAGCCAGAGCCCCATGCTTCTGCGATTAATTCTAAATTTGTATTGGTACTCGTTCCCCAAGTACCCGACTCATCGCCCGTAGCGATTTCTTTAAGCCTTAAATCATTTACGTAAGTTGCCACTAAATGCCTCCGTTATTTAATAGATTATAGTCTTTATATTATTATGCCGCAACATCTGTCCAATCTGGGGACTGAGAATCATCTATCTCAGACCAACTTGCTGTTTGAGAATCGTCTATTACAGCCCATTCAGCGTCTTGTCCTGGAACAATTTCACCCCACACAGTTAGCTGACTGATTTGGCCTGTTCCCTCTACTCCTGTAACTGAAACACTTACAGCTATAATAGCGCTTACATCACCAACCTGTCCTGTTCCAATAACCGCTGTTAAAGAAACAACGTTTTGAGTTGCCGTTGTTAAAGATCCAACTGCTCCTGTTCCAGCAACTGTTGTTGGATAAACATTTGCGTCACAAGTAACGGTTTCATCGCCTTGAGAAACTGTGGAAGCAGTTCCACTAACACCTGTAATTGCTGCTCCATTTGGAACAACTGTGCCAACAGCGCCTGTACCAGCTACTCCTGTTTCGCTGACATTGGCATCACCGCTAACCGATTCTGTGCCTAAAGCGCTGGTTCCCGCTAATCCTGTAACAGATATATTTGCAACACCTGTGGCAGTTAAGCTATCTACTGCTCCTGTTGCTGATACTCCTGTTTCGCTTACATTAGCTTGTCCTGTTACGGTTAATGAGCTAACTGCACCTGTTCCAGCGACACCTGTCTCTGTAACAATGGCTGCGCCAGTAGCGGTTAAACTACCAACACTACCTGTTCCAGCTACACCTGTTTCAGAAACATTTGCTGCCGCACTAATACTTAAAGAGCCAACGGCTCCCGTACCAGCAACACCCGTTTCTGTAACATTTGCTTGTCCTGTTACAGTTAAAGAACCAACACCACCTGTGCCTGCGACACCTGTAATATCTACAGGTATAGCCGAACCCCAGCCAGCTTGACCCCAAGTGCCTCGACCCCAGCCAGTTAGCGACATGAGGTACCTACGCTATTCTAATAACAGCGTTACTTGCGTCTGCGGTTGGGAAAGATATTGTAAAACTACCCGCTGTACTTGTTTTGTCTCCACCAAAATCAAAAACGGCAACTGCTGGATCGCCAGTAGCTGTATCATTATAAATCATACAACCTCTTGCAGTGACAGTAGCTGTTCCAAAAGTCAAATCAGCAAAATCAGTAAACGCAGTTGTTCCTGATGATGTAGGGTTGACGTTTGTTAAAGCTGCTCCACCCGCAGTATAGTTCGTTCCTGATGCTTCTTGTCCTGTGCTATAGGCTGTGGTAGAAGCACTCATAGTCGCGGAGCTAGTATATAAAGCAAGCTTAAAGGTATTACCTCCAGTCGCTTTAAAATTATGTGTGCCTTCAAGAAGTTCTTTCTTAAAAGAAGTACACATCGCTTGTGTTATAGCCATTATAGCCTCCTAATAATTTCTGCAAGGTCTTTATGTCCTTGCGCTTCTAATTGATTGCCTATTGTACACATGTGATTTTTAATCGCTTCACGCATGTAAAAAGCAATAATAACCTGACACGAATTTCTGAAGGCATGGGCTTGCGCTTTTATAGGCTCCGGCGCTGTGTCACTCACCGAAACCAATTTATTAGTAGCCATTTCAGCAACTTCATCTACTGTATGGCCTCTACCATGTGTTGTCTTTACTCCAAGGTTTCCTATGGAGAGTTTAAATGAATCAGTTTCCATTAATACTTCTCTGGTTCTGGTGGACCAATGTCTTGTCTTCCCGAAAGTCCTGTAAGTGGTTTTTCTTCTAAAACTTCCGAAACTTTTCCAACAGCTAATTCACCTTTGTTTAAATATACCACAGGTGGGTCTTCAAGCCTATGGTATCCATATAATTTTTCTTCCAGAGATACATTAGTATCTAACAAAGAAGAGGAAGGCGCAATCGCAACATCTATTCCCTCTTCAATACATTTAGATAACCAAAACTCACAACACGCTCGTCCCATTTCTCCAAAATGCACATTGGTTTTGTATGTGAAATCTGCGCCAAACATGTTGATAGAGCCTACTTCTTGGTAAAGAGCAAATGCAATTGCATAAGCAATAGAGTTATTAAAATAAGCGCAACCTGTTTTTTGAATAACTTCTTGCAAAGGATATAAAACAATTCCAGGAACGCGATTATCTTCTATGCAAGAATAAATTGGAATATCTAGTCTTGGCAGTGTTCTGCGCATTACTTGTGTTTGTGGTCCTGCATCAAAAGTGTCAAAAAACCTTGTTGCCGGGTCCATAATAAACGCTCTGTCTGGACTTATAACAGCGCACATTGAGCCTATTGCCCAAACTTCATCGTATTGTTGACTGTGGCTGATGGACAAATGATAGTCTATTTGACTTCTGCCCATAGCAACTATGGCAATCTTCTTGCCTTTTAGTTTATTTTCTAGCATTTATTGTTGTTGAGGAGAAACAAGTCCTCTTGGTCTATCAAAACGATTTTCGTCTCTTGTAGCTCTTCCTTCCATTAAAGTTATTGCGTTTGCCAAAGCATTTTGAAAACGCTGTTCAAACATATTTGTTTCGTTTAGATCTTGTTTCATAAAGATGCTGGCTTCTACTAAACTTCCATACAACAATAAATTAGGTGTATTGGTGGAAACCCAGGTTGTTCCACTGTCGCCTTTAGTTGTTAAAGATGCCGGCTCATATAGGTAATGCAATTCAAAAGTTAAATTTGCGTTTGGTGTCGGCGCCAGTATAAATGTGTCGTCGTCAAATTGTCCGTAATATTTGGGCACTCCTGTCGTTGCTGCTGACTTTATGTAACTTCTCATAAAACTTGGGTGTTTGAGCAATAGGTATGTGTAGTTGTTGCTGCTGTCTAATACAGCCAAGCTTAAAGGTGCGACAAAATCTGTCGGTGCAGAAAGATAAGCGTTTCCAGAAGCAGCTGTGCCTGTAACGTTTTTGCGAAAAACATTTAACTCAATTGTATTAAATATACGGTTTTCCGCTTCTTGAATAAATGTGTCGAGCGTATTAACAAAAGTAGTTTCAGAATTATCCATGTAATTCTGAATTGCTGTCTTTAGTCCGCTGTATGTAAAACTCATGTTGTTGGTCCTGCTGTTGCTTTAAAGCCGCCACCACTTACGTCTCCTGTGGTTGCCGTGCCGGTAGATGTAAATTTATAGTTATTGTCATCTACAACGGTTATTGTATATCCACCAGACGCTTCAAGTACAGTTGTTGTTATGCCATCAAAAGCCGCTGTGTTTCTAAAACGAACAGTGTCTCCGTTTGTTCTGTTGTGTTTAAACTCTGTAACCTGTATTTCAGCGTTTGCTCCGGAAGTTAGTGTTTTAAACGGGTCTAAAGGAAGTGCCGCTTGCGCTGAACCAACTGATACAAAACCGCCTCCGCCTCTTACAGCACTGTCTGCTGTACCAGAAGAAACACCAAAACTGTATGTATCGGTGCTTATGACCGTTATTGAATATCCGTCAGGGTCTTCTAAAACAGACGAAGAGAGTCCAGCAAAAGGCTCAGTTCCTCTAAATCTAACTTTATCTCCGGTTGTTCTTCCATGATCGTCTTCAAAAACAGTTACCACTGCGCTGCTTGCCGTAGACAAAAACGGATTGTTTACCAACAAAGAATCTGAAGTTGGTTCTACTCTAGCAGGGCGTGGGTTTCTTATTGCTTCTGCATCAGCGGCAAACTGAGGTGGGTTTAGTTGAGGGTGTTTTGGTTCCCATTGATCTGGGCCAACCAAAAAACCATCCCAAGTCATTTTCATATCTCTTAAACGATAACGAAAACCCGATATATCACATATACCCCAAGTTCTTTTGCCGCTTGCAAAAGCCATTATATAACTGTCCTAGATGGAAGAAAACGAGAACTTACAGTGTCTATGTTTTCTAAAGAAGCTCTTTGCCATTCTTCATCGTACACCTGTTTTAAAAGTTGTATTCTTTCAGGCGCTCTTTTCATAGCAATATAATACGCAAGACCTGCAACCATAGCGGGGAGAAACTGGAAAGTGATTTCTAGTGTGTTTGTAAACACGCCCGCGTCTTGTATTCTTGTAAGCGCATAATACCTAAAAACATCTGTTGAGTTTTCAGGTGCTGGATACAAATACAGTTTAGGTGTTATAGATCTTTCTACATAAAACTGAGTCGGTCGCGCTTTTATGGTTTTATCTGGCAAATAATGATAGTCACTTCTACTGATTCTATTTACTTGATAATCTGTTGTGGTGCTTCCAGAAGTGGTTCTAATGACCGCTGACAAAACATTTACTAAGTCTACGTCAAGATCATAACTAGCCGTGCCTTCTGTTAAAGACTCCGTTCTTTCTTCTATAACCCAAAGATTAAGTCCTCTGTTTGACCAATCGGCAAACATAAGGTTTAAAGAACGCCTAGCTGTTTCTAAATCATAGCCCGTTCTAAGTTCCAGACCACAACGTTCAAAAGCTTCTTCTATTAACTCATCAACGTTCAGGTCAAACGCGGTTGTCCCTGAAGTTGCCATGATTAAGGCCTATGGTTTTTCTTTTTATAAGAAGTTCCCATTACGCCACCGCCTCCCATGTAGCCTGGGATTTTTCCGCCATTCTCATAGCCTTTTACACCATAATCGCCACGGGCGGTTTTGGTTTCGCCTCTCATGTGTCTTTTTCTTTCATTCATTCCTGGCATAACTTACCTCTAATTATTAGGTGCTTCATAATATTTTATGAACTCGCACCAGACTGTGTATTCATTTCCTGCATCGGAAGTTGATGGAATAACGAAAAGAACGTCTCCACTGTATCCCGTAGCTTCTGTGTTGACCAACCCTCCAATAGAACTAAAGTCAAACATATTGTCATAAGAAAGCGTTAAAAAAGTAACGTTAGTGTCTGCATCCCAATCTAGGGAAGCAGGAGCATCTGTTCCTCCGCCTACTGTGTACCAGATTTTATTCAATGCAACGTGAGCGCAAGCTTTTCCGTTGTTTTTTGTCAATGCTGAAACATCAACCAACGTTGTGCTACTTGCGCTTCCGTCTGATAAAACTGAACAATAAACAATTAGTTTTTTGTCGTAGTCATACTGAATGGTAGGGCCTGTGACTGTATTAGCCATGGTTTACCTCCTTATGCGTCAGCGAATGGAGTAACTAGAGTACCTGAACCAAGTATGATTCCTTCCACCGCATACTTAGCAGAAGCCATTGCAGTTACTTTTACAATACTGCCTGCTAGTCCGCCCTTAGTGCTTCCGTTCATAGTGATAACGTCGTTGCTCGCACCAGAGATAAAAGTCTTCCCTGTTGCATCAGTAACACCAGTGTAGAGACCGCCTACAAATTTATCGGTTCCATCAGTTTTGATGTCCATGTCTGTTGCAGCCGTTTCTACTATAAAAATAAAAGTCGCACCCAGATTATTGGTTTGATTTGGATCGTCGTCGCTGCCTGGAGCAGTTGCAACAATAGAAGGTAAAGTAAATTTACCGTCTGCGTCATTACATGTTATTACTTTGCCTGCGTGCGCCGCAACGGTCAAAGTTGTGTCAGCAGTTAGACTAACTACGTTAGCGTTTCCTGCCGAAATAAAGCCAGCCAATGATTGAACTGGTCCTGAAAAGGTTGATTTTGCCATAATTTCCTCCTGTGGAAAAAATAAGTCCTACCGTCTTGGCTTGTCTGCTAGGTCAGTCTGTAGGACAAGTTAATCCTAGTACAGTACATACTACTTGGAAAGATGTGAAAAAGAAAGGGAAAGTGTGCCGCGTTGAGTAAGAAACCCGCGGCGGGGTTCCATATTTAGCTTTATGCTCCGGGGCTGCCAAAGACTGCTCGGGGGTCAGACCACCCAAACGAATATCTTTCGCGTGCCTTGTATCGAACATTACCGGTATCGAAATCTGCTTCCATTGAAGTCTTGATTGGTGAACGGTTAAACATTTTGAAACCGTTTGGACAATCAGTCTTAATGAAGAAAGCATCTGTATCGGTAAGATAATGATTGACAGTATAGCCTTCAGGGATCATTCCCATGTTGCGTACTGCGTTGATATCATTATCAGAAGTTCCTACACGCCCAGGTGTTTCCATGAGTCTATCAGCAGTGAACTGTAGTTCTTTAGGAATAATTAGTTTTACTCCTTGTAGTGCTACTTTAAGTCCACGCTCATCTGTAAATGCTGCAATGTCAATCAGTGCTTGTTCCAACGAAGTTTCGTTTAGGTCAGCAGCAGTAGAAAGCTCGTTACGCAGGTTAGGTCCGCCCACAGTTGGGTGGTCTGTTGCGCAAAGCTCTTTACCGTCACCGCCAGGGTAACTAGAGTTGAATGCTCTGTTTAATACAGAAGCAGCTTTTACTTGCTTAGTGTTGCTCATACTTCTTGCAAGCGCACGAGTGTATCTTGCTGACAGTTTGTCATAAAGATTGTCCTCGATAGCTTCTTCAGTAATTGAAAACGCTAAAGCAATAGTTTCATGTGTATACCTAGAGGTGA